CTTCATCGAGTGTTTCCCCGGTAGGTTCAGCGCCCGAAAGATAGACGGCGACGGCGGGCAGGTCTTCGGCGGTCAAAAAGCTCGGGCGACCGTCATACCAGGTCACGGAGGGGGCGGTCACCGAAAGCTTGAGCGCGTCCAGCACGGCGTTGCGGATTTTCGGGTGCTTTATCATCGTTTAACGATAAGCCTCAGTTGATTTTTCAGGGCCGCCGCCATCTCTTTGGGCATATCGCTTTGCATCAGGCGGTTTGTTTCCACCGTATAGGCGTTGGTCAGCGGCGTCGTCAGGGGGATTTTCACCACGTCAATCGGGTACCGGCTTTTCCCCGAGCGCTGGAGAACGTGCCAGCGTCCGTTGGCAAGCTGCTGAATAAAGGCGTCGCGGAACGTGAAGCGCCCGATTTTCAGCACGCTGCCCTGCCCGCGCACGTTGCCCTTACGACGGGAGATACGCATTTGCGCGGCCCCGAGCTTGATGGCGGGCAAGTTGCCCCGGTTGATTTTTAACGTGGCGACCGGTCGGTTCATCGTGGCCTTTTTCAGCTTTGCGCGCTGCATGACCAGCTTTCTCGGCACCTTCGTTTCCTTCGATACCGACGAACTGCTCCGGCTGATGGCCCGCCCCGCCACCCGGTTCACGGCCTGCGCCGAGGCGCGGGGAACGGCGGTCTTACTGATGTTGTTCAGATTACTGATCGCCTGTTCAAGCCCTTTGATGGTCATGTGCTCCCCTTTATTCCAGCCAGATTTGCGGCTTTCCGTTAAACACCTGATGGCGGGTGACGATGTAACTTTCGCCCTGATACATCACCTGATCGTTACGGTGAGGCCGGTAAGCGGCAGAAAAAATCACCACGGACAGGCCGTCACCGCTGACCGGCCCCATTTCGGGCAAAAAGTGGCTTTCAACGCCGGTAAGCGCGGCGCCGTTAATCACCACGTCTCGCCCAAAGCGCGCGACGGTGGTGGCATCCATCCGCGCCGCCAGCGCATCGAACGGGTTAGGCATTGATTTTGACTTCAACGACGGTCGAACCTGCACCGGCCTGTTCCCACGCGATCCCCGCCGCCACGGCATCCGCCGCCGCCAGCTGGATTTCCCCGTCCGCGATATACACTTTTGTCCCCGCCGGAATGGTGTCGGCGGAGACTTTCGGCAGCAGGAATACCCCTTCCGCCATGCCCGTACCGGTTTCATTCGGGGCAATATCCACCAGTGAGACAACGAGCAGGGAACCCAGCACCACGGGGGCGCCGCTCTCAATCACCGCCTGACCGGTATTGGTAATGGAAATGGTCTGCCCTTCCTGCACAAAATTCTTAGCCATAACAAAGCTCCATACGCCCCGCGAAGGGGCGAATTTTAGGTATAAAAAAAGCCCTGACGGGCGTGAAGGTAACGCGGGGAAATGTTACTGGCCGCTGGACTTGACCAGGCCGCGGTAATCCAGCGGCGCCACGCCGGCGTCGATGCGCACTTTCGTCGCGATGCCGTCGGTATTGAAGCCTTCCTGCTGGTCGATGTACGGCAACTCGACCCCGTTCAGGTAAGCCACCTCGATGGTGTCCATGCCCTGCGCCGCCGCCAGATACCAGGCTTTCGCGCTGTTATCATCGAGGCGTGGCTCACCGATAACCGTCGCAAAGTTCTGGATCGGGTTGATGATGCCGGCGTTCGCGTCAGCCCCTTTCACGCTGGCTGATTTGATCGTCTGGTTGGCGACCGTCTCAAGCGCGGTCGGCACCAGCAGGAAGGCCGGGCGAATGTTCAGGGTGCGCCCGGTGGTCGGCTCTTTCTGCACGCGCATCAGCTGGCGAGCCGCATCCAGAGTTGTGACGTCAATGGTGCCGGTTGCCAGGTTTTTGTGATCGCTGCTGAACAACGTCTTACCGTCAGACAATTTAGGGTTGCCGGTGAGCACCGCATACACCAGATCGCCGATGGTGGCCTTCGCCGCGCGCCCCATTTTCATCGGCACGTCGGTCAGCTGGTTCAGATCGTCATTGATGATGGCCTGACGGGTAATGGAGAAGATTTCACCGTAGGTGGCCAGCGCAATGGTTTCGCTATTATCTGCGGTGGTCACGTATTTGTACTCCGCCCCTTCGCGCACCTTACGCAACGACGGGAAGCCGCCCATGCCGACGCGGTGCGCCGTTTTAAAGTCGGAGAGCTGCCCTTTCTTCGTCCAGGCTTCGAAGGTCTCTTCCGACTCTTCCCAGCCCTGCAGCAGGGACTTATTCGCCACGTCCAGCAGGATATTGCCGAAATCAGAGGTGCTGTGGGTCAGGGAAAGGCCGACCATCTGCATCGGGTTGAACGCCCCCACGCTGACGCCGCGTTCGGTCAGCGACATGCGCGCATATTCGCGCAGCGTCATGCCGTTGTAGACGTTGTCGTTTTGGCGTTCTTCATAGCCCGCGCGCGCCATCAGCGCCTGACGAATGCCGTCGCCGGTAAAGTTACCGTTCCCTGCGTAGATGTGCGCATTGCCGCCGTTTTTATTCGACGGACTGGCGTCTTTGCCCAGCATGACCAGCAGCTTGTCCTTGGCCTGCTCGACCGTGCAGTCGATGTCTTCGATGCACGTCGCCTGCAATTCCTGATGGCGGCCGCCGAACATCGCGAACAGGTCTTTGATCCCCGTGACGCGCTGTTTCTGCGCCGCAATCACCTGATTACGAATGGTATTTTCATCAAGCGCGGCGGGGGCAGGAACAACCGGTGCAGCGGGCGGATTCTGCGGCGCCGGCGGGTTCTGGGTAGTCGCTTTCGGCTTAGTGATCATGTTTTTCAGTGCGTTTGGCATAGCGTCGAATTCCTCGATACGTTTTGAATTAATGCGGGCCATTGCCTGCACCGCGGTAGAGATTTGGTCGGCAAACCCGTGCTCAAGGCATTCCTGAGCGGTCATCCACGTTTCCTCACCCAGCATCAGGGAAAGTTCGTCGGAGGTTTTACCGGTTTTTTTGGCATAGGACGGGATCAGCACGGCCTCGACCTTATCCAGCAGGTCGGCGTAGTCGCGCATGTCGTTGGCGTCGCCGCCGGTGATCCCCCAGGGTTTATGAATCATCATCATGGCGTTTTCAGGCATGATGATGGGGTTGCCCACCATCGCAATCACCGACGCCATCGAGGCGGCAAGGCCGTCGATATACACGGTTTTGCTGGCCGTATGGCTGTTCAGCAGGTTGTAAATGGCAATGCCGTCAAAGACGTCGCCGCCCGGTGAATGGATGTGCAGGTTGATATGGTCGAGGTCGCCCAGCGCTTTCATGCTGCTGGCAAACTGGCGGGCCGTCACGCCCCAGTAACCAATCTCGTCGTAAATATAAATATCGGGGGTCTTGTCACCGCTGGCCTTCATGCGGAACCAGCTTTTATCGCCCGCCGAGGCTTTGGGTGACACACTCAGTTTATTTCTTGGATTCTTGCGCACTGGCTTCCCCTTTATCATTTGCCGGATCCGTGTCGAAGACCAGATCTAACGCTTTATTTTCGTCGACTTCCGCCTTGCGGCGGCGTTTTACATCGCCCGGATTAGCGCCGCGCGCCCGGATCCAGTCACCTTCCGTTGCCGCCCCGCCGCGCAGAAGCACGCGCCACGAATTAGCCTCTTTCATTGGATCAATCCACGGCATGACCGGTCCGCTGTACACGGCGTTAAACAGCGTCGCCGTGTCCACGTCGGGGGGCACGTTGATCACGCCCGCGGTGATGGCCATCTGCAACCAGCTGCGGTACATCGGACGGGTCACGGCGGCGATAAACGCATCCTGAAGAATGCCGTACCCTTCAAAGGACTCGACCAGCTCCTGACGCTGGGAGCTGTAGGTACCGTTATAGTTGCGGGAGATGCTGGAAAAGCTGCTGCGGCTGCCGGCGGCCACCGCCCTGAGCTGACCGTTGCGGAACGTCTCGAGGTTAGGGTTGGGCCGGTCTGATTTAATCATCCCAATCTCTTCACCCGGCGCCAGCTCATCGAAAAGCATGCCGGGTTCGATGTTGAGCTCACGGGGACCTTTGTCATTACCGTCGTCGCCGTATGTCTGGCCGTCGCCTTTTTTCACGTACATGCCCAGCGCGGCGGCAATGCGGGCGGCGGTCAGTTCTGAATCCTCGTACTCTTTCAGCGCACTCAGGCGGATAAGGATGCCGGAGAGCAGGCTGTTGCCGCGGACCTGATGAAGACGGCGCATGAATTTCAGGTGCATCATGCCGTCTGCAGCGATTTCTTTGGTGTTACCCAGCGCCACGCCGGAGGTCACCAGATTCTTATACACGACGTACTTTGTCGGGCATCCCCAGCTGTTGAGATAAATGCCCTGGCAAATTCCCCTGCCGGTATCGCTCATCTCAAGCGGGATGTAATCCGGCTCCAGCGCCTCGACCCAGAAGGGGATGTTGGCCGTCGGCGTCAGTCCGGGTGCGGCACCCCGAACCATTTGCCCGAAAACCTCGCCGTCGCGCAGCCAGGTTCGCGCCATCAGACGCTCAAGGACCGGGCGGGTAAACTGCCCGGTAACGTCGGGAGAAATAGACCACTCCGCCCACGCAGCACGTATTTGTTTGGACAGGTCATCGGCCACCAGCCCCGTTTTCAGGATAGGCTGGGGATCAACAACGATGCCCCGCGCGCCGACGATGCGCTCTTCCAGTTTGTCCAACAGGCCGATCACCAGGTCGTGATTATTGTCCAGCCAGCGCGCCTGCTCGCGGATCGAACGTCCGGCGAACTGGGTAAGCTGGTTGGCATTGCGGTTTTCGCGCTTCGCCCGGTGCGTGCGCGTCGGTAATGCCGCCTCGTAGGCGTTTATCGCCACGCGTGAACGTAGGCGGGATGCCTTCCAGCCGGGTGAAAACAGGCCAATTGCGTCATCAATCAGGCTCATCGCGGGAACCTCGCCAGCCGGTACTGCGGTCGCCCGCGCTGTGACGCCAGCAGCGTGCTGAGACGCCGCTCCCAGACGTTTCGCCCCTTCTGGATTTCGCTCAGGTTCTCCATCGTCATGGACTGCCCGTTGAACGTGATGGATTTCCCCTGCAGAACGGCGCGCTCGGCGGTCATATACTGCTGGATCATGTCTTCAATATCGGCCTGATTCATACCCAGCCTCCTGATGTCGATGGCGCCCAGGCAGAAGGTTTATCCTCTGTCCGGGCGCGGGTTGTTTTCGGTTTTGGGTGATTACTGCGGGCTGGCAAGGCTGGCGGTTCTGACTGCGTGCCGGGTGTAGGTTGCGCAATGGGCTGCGCCCACGAAGGCGGTTTTACCCAGTTTATTCGCTCATACCCGCGCAAAATCACCAGTGCATGCGCATAGACCATCAGGTCGAACGCCTCGTTTGCCCCCTTGCCCGGCTTAGTCCATTTGCCGTCAGCGCCCCGTTCTTCGTAGGTCAGTTCGTCATAGAACCACTCCCCCAGCCAGTCAGGAAAGTGGACGTAGTTAGCCCCCGGCGTATCGCGCTGAAGCGCGTTACTGATCCGGTCTTTGAGCATGTTGGTCTGCAGAAGGTAAAGCGGCACGTCACCGCGGGCCTCCGCCCGGCGGTTTGGTCGGTCGGTATTGTCCGGCAGTGACTTGGTGATCAGCTTGCTGCGGGTGGTGCTGTCCCCTTTGAAGAGATAAACGCGCTTGTGCACGCCATCGCGGCGGCATTGGCGCCAGAACTCATAGGCATTGCCGGTGACACCGTCTTCACCGCCGGAGTCGACGGCCATCGCCAGCACGGGCAGAGAAACGTCCGGATTGCTGTTGAGTGGCCACTGCTTATCCAGCACGTCCGTGCGCAGCAAATCCCAGTCTTCCAGATAGCCAGCCGGGTCAATCGGCAGGCTTTCGCCGTTCGGCCCCGTGCGCATCGACTGTTTAATGTTGTATCGGTCAACGACCCAGCGCTCACCGTGGGCGCCATAGCCGATCACCTGCACAACGAACCGCCGGTTGCGTCCGCCCTGTACGTCAACGGTCGCCACCAGAAACCGCACCCCGTCAGGCACGGTGCGCTTGGTCACGGTCGAGGCGCGCGCCATCAGGGTTTCGGATTTGCGCTGCTCAACGCTGGACTGAGGGATATAAGGCAGACCCCAGTCAGTATTGATCACCGCTTTAAGGGTTTCTTCACTGCCGTTCGCCTCGTAGTCCTGCTGAGCGGACAGCAATTTGTAGACCAGCTGCGAAAGCGTTTGGTACGCCGCGGCGGGTCCCTCCATCCAGAATGACGCAATGCGCGATCGTCTGGCCGTTCCCGTGACAGTGCCATGACGGTCAATCTGTTCACCGTCGCGAAGCCAGACACCTTTCTGATTAAGTGCGCGCTTCTGCCCTGCTGTAATTTTTCCCCGGCAATGCGGACACTCTATGAATGCCGCCTCGCTGGCGACCACAGGGTCGGCAATATTCTGATAACCCTGCACCACGTCTTTCGCGGGCTGGAAGTGTTCGCCGCAGTGCGGACAAGGCCAGTACCAGCGTCGGCGATCGCCACGGTTGTATAAAGAAAGAATGCCGGTGGTCGGCGGCGCCTCATGCAGTGAACTGCGGCGCCATTTGGTATCACGAATATCGCGACCCGGTGAGCTCTCCACCAGCGTCATGCCCGAAGACATAAATGTCGTCGTACGTTTTGAGGCCAGCGTAAAAGCGTCCCCCTCACCGTCAATATCTTCGGGGAATCGGTCATAGTCCGTCAGTGCAACGCACTTATAATCGGACGAGGACATAATATTAATAGAGGGCCAGCCGATTTTGAGGTAGTTCCCTGCCCGGAATGTCCGATCGTATACGTTGTTATCATTACGGCGCGGGCTCAGGCGTTTAGCCACTTCCGGGCTGCTGCGAAAGGTTCGGTCAAGGCGCTTTTTGCTGTGCTCACGCGCCTTCTCTTCCGTCATCTGGATAAGCAACATATCCGAAGGGTCACAGACAACGTTGTAAACAATCCAGCCGTCGATCAGACCGATGGTTTTACCTGTTCGGGACGGACCGACGAAGATCACGGCGTCGTACTCGCGGGATGCCAGGCAGTTCATGGGGTCGACAACATACGGTGCCAGATTCGGATCCCAGGGAACGGAGTTTCCCGCCCCCATCGGCACGCGCATATATTGGCTGACCGCATCGGCAACCAGCATGCGCCGCGGTGCGCGAAGAATGCCCGGTACATCTCTCCGGATGCCACGCGCTGAAGCCCGCTTTGCCATCAGTCCTCCTCAGACGTGTCCTCCTCCGGTTCTGCATCAGTGACCTTCTGCGCAATCTGGTCACGCAGATCATCAATAATATTTTGTATACGCATCACGGCGGACGGCGGTAACGCGCAATCTCGCTCGAGTACGTCCGGCAACGTTTCCAGCACCTGAACCACGGCTTTCGCCATCACTGAAAACTCTCTTGCCACATCTTCTGCAGGAATGAGCTGCCCCATGCTTTGTTCAAAGGTCAGACGCTCATTCTCGGCTTTCCAGTGCGCCAGCCGGTCGGACGGCGTCATTTCTGCCACGTCGCCAGAAACCGTCGGGATCATCAATTCGGTTAACACATCGGTGACGGAAAATAATTTCAGTTTCGCGTTACTGCCCGGTGCGGGATCGACGTTTTTCAGGCGCGCCGCGACCGTCTGCCGATGCACACCGGTGATCCCTGCAAGCTGGTTGATGTTCAGTTTGAGCGAGGCGATTTCTTGGTCCATGATGGTGAACACTTTTTAAACGATTCGACATCTTTGCAATTTCGCATACTGCAAAATCAATAACCTGCGCAGATGATGATGATGACCCTAGATCGCGAAAACTAGCCGTTTTCCGCGAGTCCGCCGCCCCGTGGAGAGGCCCCCTGTCGGGAGTACCTTTCATAAATGATAATCATTATCACAGAAACTCAGTGAATGCCTGCTGTAATGCCTACTCAGCCCGCAGGCTGAATTTCGACGTAGTATTCCTTGCCCTGTTCGAACTGGTTGAATGCATCAGGATTAGAAATATGCATCTGAATCTGGCCGCCCGGCGTGAGCTTTGACCAGGCTTCATTTTCATGGCTGCCGGAAGTGACTGCACTCATATGAATGGTCCGGCTGGAATCATCATCTGCCTTTTGAATGAAGTGGCAGCGGAACTTTGCTTTTACGGTCATGGCTTTTTCCTATTAGTTAATTTTGCAACGCTTCTGGGCTTCAGCGGCATAGCCCTGAAGGTATTGGATCACTTGTTAATCGTGCTGGTTGACTGCGATATTGAGAACTCATAGCTCAACTACTGAAGTTTTATAAGGACTGTTAGCATTTTG